GTCTCTGCCTGGGTATTCCAGGGGATCCGCCGTGTCGTGAGCTCGCGCGGGGCGGCCCTCGGTGTCCGGCGCACGCAGGGGTCGTCGAGGCTCAGCGCCACAACCCGATCTACGACACGCCACGCTGGCGCCGGCTGTCGATTCGCCGGCGGCGCGAGCACGTCGCGCGCTTCGGGCCACGGTGCCCGGGCTGGGGCATCCCGCCTCACGTTGCGTTCGATCTCAGTCTCGACCACGACATCCCCCTCGAGCTCGGTGGGGACCCCTTCGCGGACGACAACCTGGTCGTCGGCTGCGTCAGCTGTAACGACCGGAAAGGGACGAACGCGGGCGGATGGGGCACCCTGCCGGCATGAGCGCACCTCATCCAGCCCGGGAGTGGAGCGCCGAGACGAAGACCTGGTGGCGCGACTTCTGGGCGTCCGAGCAGGGCCGGAAGCTCCCGCCCTCGAGGCACCCGAAGGTCCGCCGGCTCTTCGGCTGGTATCACCGCCGCCAGCTCCTCGAGCGGCGGGTCGATCGACTCTTCGCTCCACCGAGGGGCAAGGCCGTCGACAAGCTGTACGTCGAGGGCTCGACGGGACAGCCCAAGGTCAACCCGCTGATCGCCGAGCTCCGCTCGATCGAGTCGACGATCGAGGATCTCGAGCTGCAGGTCTTCGGCGCCGCGGCGCCGGCGCCAACGGGACCGGCGGGCAATGACCCAGCTGCTCTCCTCGCGGCCGCCAACGCTCGCTTCGCCGAGCTCGCCGTCTCGATCGAGGGCGAGGACCCGCGTGACCCTCGCCTCGAGCTCATCGCCGGCGGGAAGTCCGCCTCGGCCTAGCAGCTTCCGACCGCCGCGGTGGTCGTCGCCCCAGCTGCTGATCGACGGCCGGCTGCCGCCGTCGTACGGCAACCTGGTCACGGCCTGGATCGAGACATTCCTCGTCCACGGCGAGGGGGATGTCCTCGGCAAGCCGGTCAAGCTCGACCCGTTCCAGCGCTACATCCTGACCCGCAAATACGAATACGACCCGCGGACCGGGCGGCTCCTTCACGACCAGGTCTACGTCGGCCTGCCGAAGGGCAACGCCAAGACCGAGCTCTTTGGCCAGGACGCCGACACCCGCCTCGTCAGCCCGCTCGCACCGATCTCGCCGAACATCATCGTCTCGGCGGCCGCGTGGACGCAGACGAAGCGGCTCTACAACGCCGCTCGGCTGGGCCTGTCCGAGGGGATCCTCAAGTCGATCTTCGACGGCAAGCACATCCTCGAGGACCACATTGAGATCCCCGGCCAGCCCGGGCGCCTCTCGCGGATCGCCGCCCACGCCGGCACGAACGACGGCGGCCTCGAGTCGGATCACTACGGCGACGAGATCCAGGAATGGGTCACCGAGCGCCAGGAGCGTGTCTGGACGGTCATCGGCAACTCCCTGGCCAAGCGCAACCCCAGGGTGCGCCTGCCGTCTGGCATCGAGGTCACCGGCCACCAGCAGAACGGGATCACGACCGCCGGAGCCTCGATGGATTCGCTCGGCGGCCGCCTTTACGCGAAGGGTGTCCGCCTGGCTAAGGGCGAGGAGGTCGATCCCCGGTTTCTGTTCCTGTGGTGGGAGGCGGACGACAGCTGGGACCTCGAGACCGAGGAGGGCCTGCTCCGGGCGATCCTGCAGGCCAACCCAGCGGCCGGCTCGTTCCTGTCGATCGACAACCTGGTCGACCGCTTCGGCGACATCCCGCTCTACGAGTTCATGCGCTACCACCTCAACCGCTGGGTCGCGGCGCCGTACAGCTGGATTACCTACGAGGCCTGGCTGGCCATGACCCGGCCCGACATCACCCCTGAGATGTCGATCGAGGACCGCTGGCCGCCGGATGGCACGGAAATCGGCCTCGGCTTCGATGGCAGCAAGTCGCGCGACTCGACGTCGCTGCAGGGCCACACCCGCGAGGACTACAGCTTTGAGATCGCCTCCTGGGACCGCCCGCTCCACAAGCCCGACTGGCTGGTCCCGCGCAACGAGGTCGACGCGGCCGTGGCCATGGCCCACAGCCGCTGGAAGGTCGTCCGGATGCACCCGGATCCGCCCCGCTGGGAGCGCGAGATCGAGGACTGGGAGGGCCAATACGGCGACAACATCGTCGTGCGCTTCGACACCAACCAGGCGGAGCGGTTCGCGCCCGAGGTGGGCCGCTTCGAGGAAGCGTTCCGCGCGGAACAGATGACCAATGACGGCACCGAGGCCTCCGCGCGCCACATCGGCAACGCCCGGATCAAGGAGACGCGCTGGGGCCTGGTCATCACCAAGGAGCACAAGGACAGCCCGCGGCGCATTGACCGGGCGGTGGCGAAGGTCCTCGCTCGAGCGGCAATCCTCGGCCCGGCGGCCAAGCCAGTGGATCGCACGATCCGGGGGTACGCATGACGACTCGAGCGGAGCGCGGAACGTCCCCCTGGTGGCTCGACACGCTGGGCAAGAAGCTCGACGACCGCCGGAAGGTGATCCAGAAGTTCGACGATTACTACTCGGGCAAACAGGGCCGCCGGATCCTCAGCACGACATACCGGGTCCTGTTCGAGGAGGTCCTCGGAGCGTACGCCGAGAACTTCTGCGGGATCGTCGTCGACGCGATCGCTCAGCGGCTCGAGGTCCAGGGTTTCCGCTTCCCTGCGGACGATCCGGACAAGCGTCCTGACCGAACGCCGCGGGATCCCGGCGCGATCGCCGATCGCGACGCCTGGCGGATCTGGCAGGACAACCAGCTCGACGCCGAGTCGCAGATCGCCCACACCGAGGCCCTGGTCAAGTCGGTCTCGTACGTCCTGGTCTCGCCCTACGCGAGCGAGTTCGTCTCCGATCGATCGCCCAGGATCACGATCGAGGACGCCTTCGAGACGATCGTCCAGTACCGATCGGGAAGCAACGATCGGCTCGTCGGAATGAAGCGCTGGTGGGACGAGGAGGCGGACGCCTACATGGCGACGCTCTACTACCCCGACCGCATCGAGAAGTGGCGCGCCGACGGCCGTCACACGCAGGAATCGGTCTCGATGCGTCAGGCCTCGGGCGAGGGCCTCAACTGGATCCGCAGGTCGGTCGCCGGCGAGGACTGGCCGCTCACGAACCCGCTCGGTGTCGTTCCGCTCGTCGAGATCCGGAACAAGCCGCGGCTGGGTCATCGGGTCGAATCGGAGATCGGCCAGGTCATTCCGATCCAGGACGCCATCAACACCCTCGCGTTCAACGAGCTCGTGGCGTCGGACGCGGGGGCATTCCCTCAGAAGTGGGCGACCGGCGTCGAGATTCCGGTCGACCCGAAGACCAACAAGCCGACGGACGACTGGAACCCCGACATCATGCGGATCCTGTCGACGATCGTCCCCGACGCGAAGTTCGGGTCGTTCGCAGCTGCGAGCCTCAGCCAGTGGGGCGACGCAATCGATCGGCGCGTCAAGCGGATCGCGTCGATCACGGCCACGCCGTACCACTTCTTCCTCGACCACGGCGGTCAACCGCCCTCGGGAGAGAGCCTTCGAGCTGCCGAGACGGGCCTGGTCCGCAAGGCCATGTCGAAGCAGCTCCACAACGGCGAGACCTGGGAAGAGGTCATGCGTCTCGCGTTCCTCGCCCTGGGCGACGCTCGGGCGCGGATCCTCGATTCGGAGACCGTCTGGGCCAACCCAGAGACCCTCACCGAGGCGGAGCACGTCGACGCGCTGGTGAAGCTCAAGGGCATCGGGGTGCCCGACGAGCAGCTCCAGGAAGACGCCGGCTATTCGCCGACACAGCGCCAGAAGTTCCGCGAGATGCGGGCCAGCGAGCCCGCCAATGAGGGCGGTAGCACGCCCGGCAACGATCCAGAGGTCGACGCCTCGGGGGAGCCGGGCAAGCCGCCCGCACCGGAGCTCGTCGCTTGACGAGCCCTATTGACATCACAGGAGGTTCGCACCTACCGTGAAAAACCAGACCACTCCTGCGGGCGCGATGCCCGTCGCGGCGAGCGCGATGCTCGCCCAGAGCTATCCGTTCGGACCCGGGTACGCGGCCTATCGGCTGCCCTTCCCGGCGGCGAACGCGATCGGATCCCGAGCAGCCGGCGTCTGTTTCGAGGGCGAGCCCGGCGGTGGAGCGAATCCACCGGCTGGCGACCCACCCCCGGCACCGGCACCGACGCCACCCACGCCGACACCGCCTCCGCCCGCGACGGGCGATCCGGATGCGCTGGGTGACCCGGGGAAGCGAGCCCTCGAGGCGGAACGGACGGCCCGGCGCGATGCCGAGGAGCGGGCCAAGGCCGCTGAGCGGGAGCGCGACGAGCTCAAGCTCGCGACCGCCTCCGATTCGGAGAAGGCGATCGCTGCCGCCAAGAAGGAAGGCGCCAGTGAGGTCATCGCTCGCGTGCACGCAACGGCGCGCCGGGCGGCTGTCCGCGAGGCGCTCGTCACCGCCGGCGCGATGCCGACGTTGATCGCCGACCTGGCCAAGGCCGACGAGTTCGCCTCGCTCAAGGTGAATGACGACGACGAGGTCGACGCCAAGGAGCTCGCCGACGCGCTCGCAAAGCACAAGGCTCGAGTGCCTGACGCCTACAAAGCGGCCGCGGCCGCCGGCAGTGCGGACGGCGGCTCGCGATCAGGCGACAAGGAGCCCGCGAAGGATCTGACCACCGCTCTCGAACGGCACTACGCCCCGTCGCAGAGCTGACGAGGCCCGCCTGAGCGGGCACCGAAAGGAGCACATACGACATGCCGGTGACCCTGGCCCAGGCGGCGCTCGGAGCCTCGAGCGACATCGACCGCACCGTGATCGACGAGTTCCGGAAGAGCTCGTGGCTCTTCGACAACATCACGTTCGACGACGTGGTGAACCCCGCCGGCGGCGGCGCGACGCTGACCTATGGGTATCAGCGTCTCGTTACCCAGCCGACGGCGGCATTCCGCGCCGTCAACGCGGAGTACACGCCCCAGGAAGCCACGAAGGCCGAATTCACCGTCCAGCTCAAGCCGTTCGGTGGGTCCTTCCAGATCGACCGCGTCCTCGCGGCGATCGCTCGAGCCCGGGAGGTCTCCTTCCAGATCGAGCAGAAGGCGAAGGCCGCCCGCGCCCTGTTCAACGACGCCGTCATCAACGGCGACTCGGCTGTCGACGCGAACAGCTTCGACGGCCTGGACAAGGCGCTGACCGGCACGAGCACCGAGCTCACGCCGACGGCCGCGATCTGGCAGGGCGCGGTGTCCGAGGACGACGCCTTCGCGATCATGGACGACATCGACACCCTGCTCGCCACCCTCGACGGGCCTGCCGACGTCATCATGGCCAACAAGCGGACCCTCGCGAAGATCCGCGGCGCCGCCCGCCGA